GTGATGAACTCAAAGAAGCCATGATAAAAAGTGGTTGGAGAACTGGATTACCTTATTGTATGGCATGGTCTGAGGCAATTTGGAGAATGGCATATTCTAATATAGATGCACCATCTGATATTATTTCGGATTTTAGCTCAAAATTAAATCCTAGCGTTATGTCAAGTTTCGCAAATTTTAAAGGTCGAATTTCAAAAGATCCAGTTCCTGGCTCAATCTTTTTTATGCAAAAAGGAAAATCTGCGAATGGTCATGCTGGAATTGTTGTAGCATGTGATGGAAATAATATAGCAACAATCGAGGGTAATACTTCTGCTGGTAAAGCAATATCAGCAGAAGCTGACAGAAATGGTGATGGTATTTTCAAGAAAGTTAGAAAATTAGATTTTTCAGTATCATCTGGATTATATCTAAAAGGATTCTTGCATCCTATTGATTGGTAAGTAAAACAAATCCCCATAGTATGATAAATATACTATGGGGGTTTTTTATGCATAATGAACACAAGCCAAACTTTGATTTAATTGATGATTTAGTATTCTTCATCAATAATGACACCGAATTCTATAGGAAAAGTTATTTTCCAGTAGAATCTAAATTCATCAATAGTTATAAAAATAATAAAACAATTAGTGCTAAATTTTTTATACCTATTGTCAAAAAAGCATATTCAATATATAAAGACCAATATGATGTACATGGTCTTCCTTCAGAACTGTCAATCGACAATCTAAAAGAAATTTGTTTAAAATTAAAACAACAAGAAATCGAAGATATTAAAAAACAATCAGTTTCTGAAGATCTTCAAGCATTACGTAAATTAGCAGGTATTACTGAACCTACTCATGTTCGAGTCAATGGTACAAATAATGCAAAAATAATGCGAGAACAGAATATAAAACCAGGATCAAATGATTGGTTCGATCTATGGTTTCCGTTAAAAACAGATACATTCCCAACAGGATTCCGAGGAAGAAGAAAATGAAAGTAAAAGAATTATTAGAAACAGCTACTGTTGGTTCAACTAGTGCAGGTAATATTGCAACAGTTCCTAACCCTCGTAGAACAGTTGGTCCAGATCTTGGTAAAAAATCATATACAGGATCTCCTGGAAAATCTGGAACAAAATCACCTAAACAAGTCGTTCCTAAAATGCAAAAACCTACAGATAATGCATTAGATAAAAAACAAAATATATTTGGTGAAACCTTGATAAAAAGGTAATATCAGATTAGATAAATACTAAAAACAAGATTTGGAGATAATAATGTTTAACGAATTTGATGATCATAACAATGATGAAGTCGCAATGGCAAAAGCTGATTTATATAAAGCTGCAAAATATAGTATCAAACTATTTAAAATGATGGAAGAAGGACAAAATCTAGAAGCATGGGTTCAAGCTAAAATTACCAAAGCTGCAGATTATATCGCTAGTGTATATCATTCCATGGATTATGAAAAAGGTAAATCTGAATACGGTGAACATTTAGATAATGCAGAATTATATTCAGAATCATTAAAAGAAATATATACCAAAAAATTAATGGAAGCTAAAGTAAAATTAGAAAAGAAAAAAATGGAAAAACCATGCTCGGAATCTACTGAACAATTAGATGAAACCATTTATGATAGAATCGTAAATCATCCAAAATTCGGTAAATTAGAAAAAATTAGATTCAATGATGAATATATTATTGTTCAATTATTCGGTCCTCGTGATTTTAAAGTACTTAATGCTCCTGGTGATGTTCAACAACGTTGGGAACAATATAAAAAAGAAGCTGAACAAGGTTCTAAAAAACGTTCTCATAATGTAATCAATGATAACAAAATTACTGAAAAAGCTAAACCAAGTTCTGGACTATCTGCAAAACAACGTTCATCTATTGTTAAAAAAGCAAAAGCTGGCGAAGATTTTGGAAAACCAGGAAAAGGTTTTGAAAAAGTAGAAAAAGCTGCCAAAAAATCTGGAGCAAAAGATCCTAAAGCTGTTGCTGGAAAAGTGTTCTGGAAACAGCAAGCTAAAAAATAAAGGCAATATAATGGACTTTAAAAAAATTATAAGTATTATTGACGATGCTGAGAACAAAGTTCCAGAAATTATAACAGAATCCTCTAATAATCTTTCATCTTATATGGACGCAATCGTAGAAGAACAATTAGATGAAAGATTTAAATTTAGAGCAACTGGTAATAGATCATCATTTGGTAAACATCTAAAACAATCACATGGTCTTAGCAAAAGTACATGGGCATCATCTAAACATGGTGCCAAAAAATTCTTGAAACAAGATTCAAATCCTGTAGATATTATTAAAATGGATGTACCTTTACTTATTAGATTATTAGAATATGCTCGTGAAGATGCTCAGACTGATATGGATCTTCATGATGTTTCCGAAAAATTAATAGAATTATCAAAAGATGGTAATGTTCTAACAATGGATAATTATGATTCTATAGTGATTTCCGATGAGAATATATGAAATATTGACTGAAAAAGTATCTGATATTGTATATCATGCTACTAACTTCAAATCAGCAAAAAATATACTTTCTAGTAATTTACTAAAATCAGTGAATGGTTATATATCATTTACTCGATCATTGACCGGATCATACCATACTTCTAATCGGATAATCGGAATAATTTTTGAAGTCGATGGAAGTAAATTAAATAATTTATATAAAGGTTATCCAGTCGGTACTGAACAATGGTCGATTAATGATGATACTGTCGCACATCATGGTAGAGCCAATAAGCAATTAGAAGATAGATTAATTGCTCCTAATGGTATTAAAAATTTTATATCATACGTAAAAAATGTTATAATTTTTATGCCGTATGAATATATGCAAAACTCAGATCGAAATGAGTTTGACGAAGTATATGAAGATGATTTTAAATATTTTGATGATGTTTTAGCATTGTTAGAAAATAATAATATTCAATACAGAGTAGTTAGTACTGAATCTGAATTATATACTAGAGGTAAACCTACTTCGATTGATGCTAAACCATTAGCTAAAAATAAAAAACATAGTTCACCTATGTATAGAATATTTATAGGAATATATGATGAAAATACTGATACTGAAAAAGTCAGACATTTTGATGTATATGCAAATACTATAGAGATAGCTGAGATACATGGTGAAAAATTGGTAAATAATTTAAGTCATAGATATGAACCAATGGAAGTATATCTAAAGAAAGTACAAAAGGCTTAAAGCCCTGGGACCGTTGCTGTTATAGCATTTTCAGGCACTGGTAGCTGCAGCCAGTATATCAGACATCGCTACCCCTGATATAAAAAATGTAGCATGATTTTTTTAAAAGGATAAAATTTATGAATATGAAAGATATGTTAGAAAAGATATCTAAACTTGATGAAGCTGGTACACAAGCAGGTAGTTTTGGAATGTATGCTGATAGTCCAGAAAATAGTGATACTGGTGAAGAATCAGATTCCTATAAAGAACTTACTAAAAATGTACCAAAAGCACCAACCGCACCAGCAGCATCTCAATCATTAGGTACACAAAATTCTGCAACTAGTCAACAAGCTGCTACCACTATGCCTCAAGGTTCTGAACAACCAGGGCAGACTGATACTAAAAAATTAGATTTGTTGAAAAAATTAAATGATGTTATGACTAAACTTTGGCAATTGAATCAAGGATCAATCGAGAGTGGTAAATATGAATCATTTAAAACTGATATTGCCAAATCATTGATGGAAGCATTCGATATTTTTGAAGATCCTGCACAATTGTCAATGACAGGTGAACGTGCAAAATTAGTTGCAGATGCTAATGAAATTGTTAAACAGTTGGAGCCATATAAATCTCACCCAGATGTGGCACAAGCATTGGCTAAGTTACAGCAAGCTTCCGCTACTCCTAAACAGGCTGGTCCAATGTATGCGGTAGATCAAACTAAAATTAAAAGATTCCAGGAATTAATGGCAAAAGCTCAAGGTAGTGCAAATATTGCACAACCTGCAAAACCAGCAGCCACTAAAGCTGCCACAGGAGCTGCTGGCCAACCTGCAACCAATATGCCACCTGAAAAAGTTAAACAACTTCAACAAGCATTAAACATGGCTGGCGAAAAATTGCGAGTAGATGGTATCATTGGAAAAAATACTTCTGATGCTATGCATAGGCATTTAGAAGTTACGAAACAATTTTTAGCCGGTGAATAAAATGTACAATGATATCAAACATGATTTGCACACAATAAGATTGTTAGAATCATCAGATCAACAATTGAATGAAAGTGCTATTTCTGCGCTTGCTGGCAAAATAGGAAGTAAAATTTTTCCTGGATTGGCAGTAGCTCAATATGGAGTGGAATCATATGAATTATTCAGAGCTGGCAAACTGGTTGATGCAATAATTGCAGCAGCTAAAGCGGTTGGGTATTCATTCCCTGCAACCGCTGGAATCTTAGGAACATATGATTTGTTAAAATTGTTATGGGATAATTCAGATGAAATTATAGAATTAGCTTCTAATTTTACAGCTGATACCGATTCTACTGCTGATGACTCAACCGAATTACCACCAGATGCTGACCCAGATATTGCAGCACTTCAATTAGAATTGCAAAATAAAGGTGCTGATATCAAAATAGATGGTATACCATCAGAAGAATTATATAATTTAGCTGTACAATATAAGCTAATTCAAGAACAATACATTAAAGGAAATGTTATGTCAGACTCCGAAGAAATTAGAAAATATGTTAATTTAGTTGAAAATCCAGCGAATGCTGTGGCAAAAGTTGCTACTAGTTTATCTAGGTTTGGATCGGGTGCGGGAAAAGGGGCGGCAGCTCAAGCTGGTGTAAAGCAAGGTAGCAAAGTATCAACTATTCTTCCAAAAAGTGGTACTGGTGCAGGTCGTCAAGCTACTGCCGCTACTGCGGTAGGTGGATCTGTAAAATCAGCGATTGATAAATTGAAAGCTGGTTTCAACCCAGATGCAGCGAAGAAAGCATTGGGGGTTGGTGCAGTAGCAGGTGCTGGAATGATGGCTCAAAAAGGAATTGATGCGTTGTCAAAGCCTTCTCAGCAAGATGGTAGTTCTGCTCAACCAGCAGCATCACAAACACCATCTGCCACCACAGCAAAATCAACTCCAGTAGGTGGTCTATCTAAAGATGAGGAAATGGAATTGCATGCATTATCATCTGATTTGGAATATATGGCTAGAGAAAATCCAACCAGTGCTGCTGATCTTAATAAAATGTTAGATCCATATTATAAAAAATACGGAAAATAAGGTAAAATAATATACAAAAAAGGGGCTAAACGCCCCTTTTTTTAATGCCAATCTTTTTCGAAACAATGCCTAATTTCATGGCCTAGACTATGCATTGTTGGCTTAGTCTTAGTTACTATCAAACACTCACTGCCATCCCAAAATGAACAAGCATTTACTTCAAATTCAAACGGTTTATATCCTTTTTTTACACGAATTTTATTACATTCTTTTGTAACATTTGATGCCACTTTCCATGTTATTTCCATCGTCTCATATTCATGATGTGTTGCATCAAAAGGTTTATAAGGATCATCTACAAAAGTCCCGTACTCTCCTTTAGCATGAACAGACGATGCTGCGATAAGAGTAAATAATACAATATATATTAAAGTTTTCATAATAATCACCATTTGTTAGAATATGATTTATTGTACCAACTAAAATTCTAATCGTCAACTCTATTTTTTATAATCTCAAAAAATAAATCAATCTCTATATATAATGATATGAATATCATGCTTGACATGATTCGAAGATTGTAGTAAACTTTAATCTATACGTAAGATAACTCCCACATCTTAATAGTATGAGAATAGTTCAGGTAAAAATTTAATCACAATAGGAGAAAAACATGGCTAAAATTTATGGTCCAGAAGAAGCAGCAAAGTTAAACAAACTTATTAACGAAGGTTCAGTCGTATTACGTGAAATCGACGATCTAAAAGAAGGTTTGTCAGAAACTGTCAAAGCTGTTGCTGAAGAAATCGGGGTAAAACCTGCATTAATTAATAAAGCTATTAAGTTAGCAAATTCTGGAAAATGGTCTTCATTTAATGAAGAATTCGAAGAAATTGAAGCAATCTTAGATATTACAAAAAATATTTAAGATCGTAGTTGTGTCAACCCTGGTAGTATTTTACTACCAGGGTTTTTTGGTCAATGATAGCCTGAAAATATCATGAGGAAATTATGTCTTACGTTGATGCATTATTTGATAAAGATGCTAATATTGTTCGTGTAATCGAACGACGATCTGGTTCACGTGTTTTCCGAGAATATCCGGTAACATACCAATTCTTTTATTCTGATCCTAAAGGAAAATATAAATCAATCCATGATCAACCATTATCTAGAGTAAAATGCAAAACATATAAAGATTTTAAAAAAGAGTTAAAAACATATTCCAAAAAAGGATTACATGAATCTGATTTGAACCAAACTTTTATATGTTTGAGTGATAATTATCTTAATGTTCCTGCCCCAAAATTACATGTAGCATTCTGGGATATCGAGACTGATATTGACCCAGTTAAAGGATATGCTAAACCTGATGAAGCTGATTTACCTATTACTGCAATTTCTGTCTATTTACAATGGCTGGATTCTTTAATATGTTTGGCAATTCCTCCCAAAACATTGACCATAGATCAAGCTCGTGAAATCGTTAGCGATATTCCTGATACCTATATCTTCGATAGTGAAAAAGAAATGATAGAAGTATTCTTATCATTGATTGAAGATGCTGATGTATTATCTGATTGGAATGGTACAGGATATGATATTCCGTATATGTGTAATAGAATTCCTAAAGTATTATCAGAAAAAGATCTTAAACGATTGTGCTTATGGGATGAATATCCAAAAGCTAGAGAATATGAGAAATATGGTAAAAAACAAACTACTTTTGATTTAGTCGGTAGAGTTCATTTAGACTATCTAGAATTATATCAAAAGTATACATATGAAGAACGTGCTTCATATCGTCTAGATTATATCGGAGAATTTGAAATAGGTGAAAGAAAAACAGTCTATGAAGGATCATTGGATAATCTATATAATAATGATTTTAAAAAATTCATCGAATATAACAGACAAGATACTGCATTATTAAATAAATTAGATCAAAAATTAAAATTTATTGATACCGCTAATGTTCTGGCACATACTAATACTGTACTATTACAAACAACAATGGGTGCAGTTGCTGTATCTGAGCAAGCTATCATAAATGAAGCTCATTCGTTAGGTCTTAAAATACCAGATAGAATAAAAAATAATAATAATGAAGATTCTTTACAAGCAGCTGGTGCTTATGTTGCATATCCAAAAAAAGGTCTTCATCAATGGGTAGGATCATTAGATATTAATTCACTATACCCTAGTGCTATTCGCGCATTATGTATGTCTACTGAGACTATTGTCGGTCAGATTAAACAGACTAAAACAGATGAATATATAAATGATAAAATCAATAATGGTTCTAGCTTTGCTGCAGCATGGGAGGGAATATTTGCTTCTTTAGAATATGATATCGTTATGGCTCAAGATCCAGTAGAATTACTTACTATCGAATGGAAAGATGGTACAGAAGATCAATTAACTGGTGCTCAAATTTATGATATGATTTTTAATAATAACAATAAAATCATGCTATCCGCCAATGGTACAATATTCTCATATGATAAAGAAGGAATTATCCCAGGATTATTGAAAAAATGGTACGCAGAACGTAAACAATTTCAAGCCCAAATGAAGTTTTATATTGGATTAGAAAGTGGAATACCATTACCTGATCGATTTTTAAAGGAAGTATAATGAATCTTATTAATTTTGACCTTAAAACATATAATCAGCTATTGTCTAATGGATCATTAGAAGAATTGACTTCATTCTTACAACCATACGGATTATATATTAAAGATGGGAAAATAGTCTCCAATAATCCAGATGATATAAAACCATGTATAGAATACTGGGATAAAGCTCAACATATTAAGAAAATTAATCTTAATAGTGTCTATGGTATTTTATTACAACAAAATTGTCGATTCTTCGATAAACGATTAGGACAATCTATTACATTAACAGGTAGACAAATCGTAAAACATATGTCGGCTAAAGTAAATGAAATCATTACTGGAAAATATGATTATCTAGGAGAATCAATAATTTACGGTGACAGTGTGACTGGTGATTCTATAATAAGAACATCGATGGGTGAAATTCCAATTTCTGAACTATATGAATTATGCAATAATAATTATAGACACGGTACTAAAGAATATGCTACAAATCATGATATTAAAGTCTTAGGATTTAATATATCTGAATATAAGCCTATGATGACAAATATTGCGTATGTAATGCGTCATTATACTATAAAACAGTTATATAAAGTATATTTGCCAAATGGTAAGACAGTAACTGTGACTCAAGATCATAGTTTGATGGTAGAACGTGATGGTGAATTATTAGAAGTAAAACCAGAACATATTTCTAATACTGATTTGTTTATATGTTATGATGACAAGTTGAATCAAATAGTAAAATACAATCACATTAGCATTGAAGCCATGGGATATGTTCAAGACTATGTTTATGATATTAGCATCAATGATGAAAATCATGTATTCTTCGCTAATGATTGTTTAGTCCATAATACTGATAGCTGTCATGCTGATACTGTTATAAAAAGTAATTATGGTGATAAGACTATTGAATCATTATTCAATCATGGTGAAACATTTTGGGAAGAAGATACCGAACATGGTATAAAAGAATATTCATCAAATTCTCAACTACAAGTTGCTTCATTTGATGATAAAAATAATAAACCATATTATGATAATATTAATTATATTTACCGGCATAAGGTCAGTAAAGAAAAATGGGAAATTGAAGATGAATTCGGTAACAAAGTAATTGTTACTGGGGATCATTCTGTCATGGTTGAACGTAATGGCAAAATGATGGAAATAAAACCTAGAGATATGGTAGATACTGATATTCTTATTACTTATCATGACAATACTAGTAAAATGACTCGTATTAATTCTGTAATTAGATTAGAAAATTTTGATGATGAGTATGTATATGATATCGGAATGAGGAATGAATCAACACCATGGTTCTTTGGTAATAATATATTAATACATAATTCATGTTATTTTTCCGCGTATCCTACTTTCAAATCTGATATAGAGAATAATTTAATAAAATGGGATAAAGATACGGTCGTAAAATTATATGATCATATAGGAGAGATGGTAAATGAATCATTTCCAGACTTTATGGAAAAGGCATTCCATTGTCCCCATGATCGAGGCGAAGTTATTAAATCTGGTAGGGAAATCGTAGGAGAAAATAGTTTATTCATTACCAAAAAACGATATGCAGTCATGGTATATGATAAAGAAGGAAAACGTAAAGATAAAAATGGGAAGCCTGGAGAAATCAAGGCTATGGGATTGGATCTAAAACGTTCTGATACTCCTGAATATATGCAAAATTTTCTATCAACTATTTTAGAAAAAGTATTGACAAATGCTGAAGAATCTGTCATAATAAACATGATCAAGGAATTTCGTACAGAATTTAAGGATAAACCAGGATGGGAAAAAGGTACACCTAAACGTGTCAATAATATTGGAAAATTCTTAGCTCAAGAAGAAGAGAAAGGTAAAGCCAATATGCCTGGACATGTTAGGGCTAGTATCAACTGGAATATTCTTAAAAAGATGAATTCAGATATTCATTCTATGAATATTGTCGATGGATTCAAGGTAATCGTATGCAAATTAAAACCTAATCAAATGGGTTTTACTAGTATCGCTTATCCTATTGATGAACTTCGTCTTCCAGAATGGTTTAAAGAATTACCATTCGATCATGATTTAATGGAAGAAACAATTATCGATAATAAACTTGATAATTTATTAGGTGTTCTTGATCTTGATTTGGAATCATCCAAATTATATAATACCTTTAACGATCTTTTTGAATTTTAACCAACCATAGGAAAAATATGTCAAATATTCAAGATATTTTGAAAGACATTGTTACCCATACTCATAGTCTGGGATTCTTACCAATCGTAAAAGTATCAAGTCAGGAAGATACTATGATTGAATCAATGGCAGAAGATAAGTCTGTTATCTTAAATGCTAAAACACATGATACTGTTCCAGAATTTACTGGGATTTTTGGTATGCCAAATTTAGAAAAATTGGCTTTACATCTTAAAAACCCAGAATATAAAGAAAATGCTAAAATTAAAGTCGTAAAATTAGAAAAAAATGGGGTAGAATACCCTGCTAATTTATATTTCGAAAATGCTACCGGAGATTTTCGAAATGAATATCGATTCATGAATACTGATATTATTAATGAAAAATTAAAAACTGTCAAATTTCGTGGTGCAAAATGGGATGTAGAATTTCAACCATCTTTATCAGCTATTCAAAGGTTGAAATTGCAAGCTCAAGCCCATCATGAAGAAGATACTTTCCAAGTCAATACCAATAATGGGGATCTTGTGGTATTATTCGGTAATTCTTCTACACATGCTGGGTCATTCGTTTTCGAACCTAATGTTAATGGTGCTTTAAAACGTACATTATCTTGGCCGGTTACTCAAGTAATGTGTATCTTAAATCTTAATGGTGATAAAACTGTTAGAATCTCTGATGCTGGTGCTATGCAAATTAAAGTCGATAGTGGTCTAGCATTATATGAATATATTCTTCCAGCATTGTCAAAATAAACTATAGGAAAATAATATGCTGAATAAAGTACAACTTATCGGAAATCTTGGTAGAGATCCAGAATTAGTATTCACTACTAATGGTAAACCAGTCGTTAATATTGATATCGCTACGACTAAAACTTGGAATGATTCTGCAACGAATGAAAAACATTCTGATACTGAATGGCATCATATCGTATTTTATAATAAATCTGCCGAAACTGTTGCCAAATATCTTAAAAAAGGTAGTAAAATTTATATCGAGGGTAAATTAAAAACCCGAACATATGAAAAAAATGGTATGACTATCCCTAGAACTGAAATTATCTCTGATAATATGATAATGCTAGGTGCAAAATCAGATACAGAATCTAAAAATATCCCTAATCCTACTAGTTCTAGTACAACATCGTCACAACGATATAACTATGATGCCGTGGATTATGATTTTGATGAAGATATTCCATTCTAAATAATCGATAATTTGGCCATCTTACTGACCATAACTTATATAGTGATAAATACATAGTCTTTTTATAAGACGAACAATATTTATTAACAATAATTTATAGGAACTAGTAAGATGGCTAAAACTTATAAGAATGCTTATCTTTCAAACCCAAACAGACAAGATGTCAATCAAATTTTCGATGATCTAGATAAACTCAGAGATTTTTGTCGAGATAAAATGTTACCATTTAACGAAGCTGATTTGTATAATCGTACAAGCCCAGTATGGAATAGATATTATAACCATACTCAGAAAAAACTTCGAACAGAAGGTAAAGAATACAATTCTAGATCATTCAAAAAATAATTGACAATCCTAAAAATACTGTCTATAATCATAATAGACAGTATTTTTTCACAATCCTAAAATTATGACAGAATTAGAAATACAATTATCATCTGGTAATCTACCATGGCATGAGATTGAATTCCGAACTAAACATTTTTGGATGTTCAAATCTAATAATCCCGTAACTAATAATCATATGGTATTCGTACCTATTGACAGAACATTAGATAATCTGCTAGAATCATATAAAGCTGCATATATTTTTGGACATAATGGATACAGTCAAGAAAAATGGCATAATTTTACAATAAATCAAATCGTAGGAAATCATAATATTCATGATTATCCTTATGTTGAATTAATAGCGGAGTGATATTATGATAAAAGATTATCTTAGAAAATGGTTATTCGATGATGCTGGAAAAAATAATAAACAACTGCCAGATCTAACAAATGATTCAAGACATATTTCTATATTTAATACGATTGGTGGGAAAATTATAGAATTTAGACGATACGATAAAAGACTTGACAAACAATACTTATCAAGATATATTATATCTGATGGTGCAGATTTCGAACAATCATTGGCAAAACTTATAAACTTAGAAGATATACGAGGTTAAGATCATGGACAAAATTTTTAGAATCGGTCACAGAACTCCAAGTAACGGTGTTATTACAATCGCTACAAAGATCGTTGATAATAATATTTATTATGGTGTCTCATATTGTTCACCAAGAGAAAAAACATATAGTAAATCATATGGTGTCTCAATGGCTTCACAACGATTAGAACAAAATCTAAACAATAATATTTCATTAGAATTGAAAGAATTGAAACATAGTCGTGTTGTAATCGATGTTCTTGTTGATATCTTGGTCCAACAATCATTTCCAGCATGGGCTGAATCATTGTTGATTGAAAATGCATTATATCCTGTAGGATTGCTCAGATATTCTAACAAAAAAGAAAATAAACCTGTTAATATAAAATCAATCGTAGTTGATTCTGAACATTCTAAAGAACAATTACTTATTGCGTTAGATTATATTCATGGATTATTTGAGTTAGATACTAATTTTATTGCTGTCAATGAATTAGCACATGTTCATTTGAATCCTGATCTAATCGTAGTCGAAGAATAGGAATTATTATGGAATATCAAAAACCAGCTTTTGGGATTGTACAAACTATGGATTACGATGATTTAAAATCGTATACTGTATCATGTACATGTCATAACCCAGATGATAATATAACATTTTATGTAGAAATTGACACAGATACTAATGATATTATCGTCAATACTTATGCATATCCTAAATCAGAATATTGGTATACTCTAGTTCGGGAAAATCATTATCCATTGATTGAGAATTCATGGTTATACAGTATCGATTCTATGGTTAGATCAATTATTAATGGATTGCATCATAGAATTTATAATACTTATAAACTATGGGTAGATGGATATTTAAAATACCATGCTTGTACTATCATGACAAAACAACAGGCATATAATTATGCCGAAACATTAAACCACGCTATTCGCGATATGGAAAAATATCAGGAGAAGAAATAATGGCAAAAACATTCCAAGAACAAATGGATGAAGTCGTAACAAATTGGGAAACTAATCCTATCCCTACTGAATTTAAAGATAATGAACATAATATGCGATATTGTTCAGTCGAAGGTGTTATCCAACAATTAGATTCTTTACCAAATGGTCCTGGAAAAATCTTTGTTGCTGTTACTGATATCATCAATCCTAATTCTATTTCTATTAAAACTCTAGAGGTTTTCAAACAATGATAAAAGATATTATCTCGAATTTATTAGGAATCGATAAAATTAAGGCTGAAATCGTTGAGGCTACACAAACACTAGAAGATGCTAAAAAACAGGCTGCAGAAGCCACGAGAATCGCTTCTGAGGCGAAGGAGCAAGAAACCCTAGCAAAGATGTCACCCAAGGAACGAGCGACGAAATTAGGCGAACCTTGGGTCGCAGTATTAGATACTAAAGTCGATAATACTAACCCTAGAAATGGATTCTTTGAATTAGATTGGAATAAACCATTTGTTGATATGTTGATCACAAATGGATATGGATTCGAAAGCGATCCTGATGAAGAAATTGTTGATCGATGGTTTAGAGATCTTGCTATTAATATTCTTTCAGATGAAGGATTGGATACTAATCGTGGTGCAGGATTTATCAATGTTAATAAAATTACTGAAAATCAATCTGAGGTACATTAATGAGCACATATATTCTTATCGATTCTGCTAATATGTATGCCAGAAGTCGATTTGTTACCCAAGGGTCAATCGATATTAAGTTAGGAATGTCATTACATATTATGTTTAATAGTATTAAAAAAGTATGGAATGAATTTAATGGCGATCATCTTATATTTTGTTTTGAAGGACGATCATGGAGAAAAGAATTTTATAAACCATATAAAGCAAATCGAGAAGAATCTAAAGCTAAAATGACCCCAACAGAAGTCGAAGAAGATCGACTATTTTGGGAAACATTTTCAGAATTTCAGGCATTTATTGCAGAAAATACTAATTGTACGATTTTGCAAAATCCTAAATTAGAAGCAGATGATTTAATCGCAGGATTTATTCAAAGTCACCCAGATGATCAACATGTTATCATATCATCTGATTCTGATTTTTACCAATTGGTCACATCTAATGTCAGACATTATAATGGTATTAGTGAAACATTAACAACCATCGATGGAATTTTCGATAAAGATGGTAAACGAGTATTGGACAAAAAAACATCTGAAGAGTTACCACCACCTGATCCAGAATGGATATTATTCGAAAAATGTATTCGAGGTGATAAATCAGATAATGTTTTTAGTGCATATCCTGGTGTTAGAACCAAAGGTACAAAGAATAAAGTAGGGTTATTAGATGCTTACGCTGATCGTCATGATAAAGGATGGGCATGGAATAATATTATGAATACAAAATGGGTCGATCATAATCAAATCGAACATAAAGTCCTAGATGATTATAATCGTAATAAAATATTAATTGACCTTTCGGCTCAACCTGATAATATTAAAGATATCATTGCTGAAACAATTATTCAACAAGTTACAAACCCTAAAGGGTTAACACAAGTTGGAATAAAATTAATGAAATTTTGTAATCTTTATGATTTGAAAAAAGTAATTGATAATGCTCAATTTTATGCATCAGCATTTCAAGCAAGGTACCCAGGATGAATGATATTATTAACACAATACCATTACAACAATTTATCCAACAAGTCAAAGCTGCTGATTTAAGTCAGCAACGTGAGATTAAAATGGATATAAAAACTGCAAAAAATCTAGTATACTGTATGTCAGAAATCAATGCTAGACTATTAAGCAATTATGATGAATTGCTAAATAAGGTATCACAACCATCTGATCAATCTATTTCGATTCAATTAGATGGTGGAAATTTTTAAGGAGAAATGTTATTATAACCAAAGATGTATATACAAAAATATTTTTACAACAAGCTGGCTTATCCACGGATGAGGCTAATGTAAAATATCATATGTACAATTGGTGGTTTAGTACCGCAAAATCAGCTGGTCTTAGATTAAGTGATGAAGGTTTTGAGTTTTTAACAAAGACTCTTAAAATACAATCGTATCTAATACCATTTGCTGAAACTGTAGATCTAAATCCTAGTATAATGGTCTTTTTATCAAAACACATGGAATGTCCGTATTTGTTAAAGTCAAATAGTATAATCGTATTTTCCGAAAGAAAAAGTATTGAATTATATTTGTTTGCAGGTGATTTAAGAAGGTACGGATTAGTGAAAGCTATCAAAGCCCAAGAAGGCTTGCCAAAATCTAATATTTAATTTTTTATCAACCACTCTTAAGGAGTAAACATGTCAGAAAATACCGAAGTATCACAAGAAGTAGCACAAGAAGCTCAAGCTGAAATTTTAACTATCCAAGATTTGGACACAGTTAGATATATTATTGAACTAGCATTACAACGCAATGCTTTTCAACCAGCTGAACTAGAAGGTGTTGGTAAAGCATACAATAAACTCGCTGCTTTTTTGAAATTTACGACCCAACAATTGCAAAGTTCACAACCAGCCGCAGAATCTGAAGAAACTGTCGCGGAGGCTGAAGGTGAATAATATTAACCATGTAGGTCAAATTAGATCAAGTGGTAGAAAATGTATGGTAGCATACAGAACTCTACCTGGAGATGCATTCAATTGTTTAATTATCCCGACAGAATCATTACCAGATAGTTATCACGATGCATTGGTAAGTTTGGTCGAATCTAATGCTGCACAATCTGCTTTTGAATTTTATGAAGTATTGGATAGATCAACATTTCCAGATGGTAGTAGAATGTTGGTTTCATTACATGCTAAAGGATTTTTAGTCAAAGTTCCAACAGATGATGTTGAAATGATTCCTAATCATCAGACTAGTATCAGATTATCTGAACTAAATCATTTAATTGCTCAACAACGTGGGGTAAGTGTACAAGATTTATCAGTAACACAAGAACCACAATCTCCTGATATTCGGGAAGTCGCTCAGGTAAATGATATTACACCAAAATCGACTTCCACTGATCCTATTATGGATCAACCATTGTCAGATGAACAATTAGCTGATAAGTATCGTAATGATGCTGCTAGACTTCTAAAAGAAGTAGAACATTTACAAAAAATGGCGGAAGAACTTGTTCCGTCTAAACAAGTAAATAATACTATCTCTTTACCAGAAGTTAAAACAGTAGAAGTAAAATCAGCAGAGACTAAACCAGTAGCTGCTAAAAAACCAACTCCAGCTCGTAAACGTTCAACAACTACAAAATAATGATATCTCAATTGCCTAGTATTGAAGAATATTGGCAGGATATTTTCGAGGGGATTGCAGCTGATGCAGTCCCCTTCGATTATCTAGATTCTGTCTCCATCGATTTTAAAAATAAAAAAACATGGGAGATTAATATACCAAAAAATATGAACACTGATGAGATTCATGATATCATTCATGAAACTCTTTATAATTATAAAAATTCTATTAATAATATTCACTTCAATATAGATCTGTTGAAAGTAAAAACAGATGTTACTAAATTGACTCAACAATTCTTAACACAATTCGGATTATGATAACAGCATTGTTCGCAGTAGATAATACAGGTGGTATGGGATTTCAAGGCTCTATGCCTTGGCCTAGAATCAAAGAAGATATGGTGTGGTTCAAGAAGACTACACAAAATAATACAGTAGTAATGGGTAAAAATACTTGGACTAGTACTGATATGCCGACTCCATTACCAGGAAGAACTAATGTCGTAATCACTAATAATTTTATGGACCGTGATGATATTATTCAATTACGAGGTGATATTTGTACCGGATTAATGAATCTACAAGAAAATCATAATATGGAGAATATTTTTATTATTGGTGGTCCTAATATTTTAGTCCAAGCTCTACCAATAATCGATAGAGCATTTATTACTAGAATCCAGGGAGAATATACAAATGATACATTTATTAACCTAGATAGCTTCTTAAAAGATTTTAAATTAGTCGATACCAAAAATTTTAATACCTGTATTATAGAGGAATATGAAAAATGAACGACTATTATAAATTATTAGATAATATTTTAAATAATGGCAACTTGATTAAAAATGATAGAACTGGTACAGGTACATTAAGTCTATTTGGTGAACAGGTTCGATTTAATCTTCAAAGAGGGTTTCCATTATGTACTGGAAAATTTACACCCTTTAAATTAGTAGCATCAGAATTATTATGGTTTATTTCTGGAAGTACTAATAATAACGATTTACGAAAATTAAATCAAAATAATAAAGATACTATATGGGAAGAATGGGCAACAGAATCTGGGGATCTTGGTCCAATATATGGAAATGCTTGGAGATCATGGAAAACAGAATCTGGAACAATTGATCAATTGTCAGCTTTAATCAATGGATTAAAATCTACACCATTTAGCCGAAGACATATTATCAATTCTTGGAATGTTGGTGTACTACCAGATGAATCCATTAGTCCACAAGATAATGTTAAAAATGGTAAAGCTTGTTTAGGAGCATGTCATACATTATCCCAATTTTATTGTAGAGAACTAAAATTCCAAGAACGATTGCATTATTCTAAAATAAAATGTGATTATATTTTTAGTACTGATCAAGAATATATGGAATGGATGGATAAAAATAATGTCCCAAAATATGGATTATCATGCCATCTATACCAAAGATCATGTGATACTTTTTTAGGATTACCTTTTAATATAGCTTCATATGCATTATTCACTCATATGATCGGAAATGTTGTTAATATGGTACCAGATACATTGACGATATCATTCGGAGATTGTCATTTATATTTGAATCATATTGAACAAGCTAACGAATTATTGATACGATCTAATCAATTATCTGATTTTGAACAATATGATTTACCAGTATTAATAATAAATAAAACTCATAAATCATTAGATGAGTTTACGCTAGATAGTTTTAAAATAGAAGGATATAAATATCATCCCTCTATTTCAGCACCGATTGCGATATAATAAAAAATGCCCTCATACGAGGGCATTTTTTAACCATAGGAAATTGTTATAGACCCAGACCCTCCAGGGTTTGAACCCTGTGTGACAGTCTTTGCAGCAATCGAATAACTTTGTCCAGGCACACCGGCATAAGTATAATAAGTTTTTGAATCCCAATCACCACCAGCTCCTAATCCACCATATGGATAGCCAGATCCACCACCACCGCCACCATCATGGTCAATGTCATCCGCAGGATGAAATGCACCATCATTTCCAGCAATAGTAGAATTGGTTACCACACCTTGGGGTACAGGTCTCCATCCAGCAATTGGTCTAGCAGGCTGAGTTACAGGAGGGTTTTCTCCGTTATTAAAT